TTAAGACCTCCTTCGACTTTCCTTTCATACTTCTTTTGCAAAGTATCCAATAAGGCTGTAGTTTCTTTAATAGATTTTTGCCAATCCTTAAACTGTTTTTCTGCATCAGCAGTATTTAAATCTCTTAACGCCTCATTCGCTTTTTTTATTGCTTCTGCTACAGCAAGAATAGCTATTGGATCAATGGTTTTTCCAGAAGACAAAATTTCCATCTTTTTTTCAAGATCAGTAATGTAATCGACCAATTTTAATCTATCTACTGCAAAAGAAGAAGAAACAGCTTTTGCATATTTTTCAGCAAGACTTTCGATCTTCTTTAATTTTGTGCCTACATCTTTTGTAATAATCGCTATTTGATTATTCCATTCTCTAAGCGCCTTTAATTCCTCTGTTGCATTAGTAGTTTTAATTTTTACTTCTATAGGTATTCCGGCTTTTTCTCTTAATTGATCTAGTTCTGTTTCTAAAAGATAAATATCGCCTATAGCTTGTTCAGCATCAAAACCAGGGATTTTCACACCCATAGCAAGTTTACCAAGTTTAGCTCTTAAAACACTAATGTCTGTTTCGATAACTTTTACAGTGTTATCAACGACTTTTTTAAAAGCTTTATCACTTAAATCTTCTATAGATTGAAGATGAACTCTAATAGCATCAGTCGTGTCTTTTAATTTACTATCAAGATTTGGATCTTTTTCAATGGATAAAGGAATTGCTATTCCTCCTTGAACAATAGCCATACCAAATCCAGAATTAATATTTCTAGCTCTATCTAGAAGTTCATCTCTATCACTAACAAACTTCGCTAAAGTTGCATCTTTATCAAATAACTCAATCGAGGCTCCGGCATTGGCTACATCTCTCCAATGAATATATTCAGCGGATAGCAAACCAAGAGCTTTGGACGTCTTTTGAATCCAATCAAAAAATTCTCCAATAACAATTATCACAACACCGAATGCTTTTGCTGAACCTTCTATAAGAGTAGCTAATCCCACAAACACGTCTTTTAAAGTATCCTTGTGTTCCAAAGCCCACTTAGCTAACTCGTTTAAAGACACAGTAAGTTGCTCGACAGTTGGGATAATAGCCTCTAAGAAAGATTCCGAAGAAACTGCTGCCACCGCATCTTTCCAAGCTGTTATAAATCTATTTATAGAACCTATCGCGCTTCTTGAATTTTCTTCCGCTGCTTGAGCATATTGCTTTTCTAAAGCCTCAGCAAATTTTGGTAAAAACTCTTCTGGTAGAAGCTTCCCGGTTGTAATAAATTTTTCCAATTCGGCTGTTGTTTTTCCTACAGATCTCGCAGCAACTTGCCAAGCACCTGGAAATCTCTCACCAAGCTGTCTACGAAGTTCTTCCGTTTGAACTTTGCCTTTAGAAATCATCTGCCCCAAAGCATAAAATGAACCTTTTAATGCTTCATTGTTTAAGCCGAGAGCTGCACCTGCTGTAATAATTCCCCTAAATACTTTACGAATGCCTTCTCCAGCAAGCTCAGTTCCTATTGCAGAGGCAGCAAAATTTTTATATGGTTCTATTAAGTTATAAAATTCCACACCAACAGAGGCGGCTGATTTACGTAAAAAATCAAGTTCTTCTTTCGCTCCCTCAGCACTTCCTGTAATTACTTTGAAAGCTCTGTTGGTTCTATCCATGAACAAACCCATTTCAAGAAGCTCTTTACCAGCAGTAACAGCCATCATAGCAGCAATAGCATTTCTTAAGTTAAATATAGAAGACACCAAACTTCTTGCGCTAGAACCAATTGCTGAAAAACTGCTTAATAAACTGCTAGACGCACTTTTTCCTTTTTTACTCAAATTACTTAGATCTTGAGAAGCAGTTTTTGTAGATGATGATAATTTTTTTATGTTTGAATCATCTACAGCAATTGTTATTTTTTGTCTTGCTAATTCTTTAAATCCCGCCTTCATCTCTCTTATAAGTTTTTTTATCTGGGCATTTGTAGACATCGTAGCCGTAGTCAAATTGGACATGCCACGAGATAAACTGCTTAATTGCTTTGCAGAATCAGATATCGCTGAAGATAAGGATTTAAATCCTTTTGTAGTAGCAGAAGTAAGAGATCTAAGCTGTTTATTTGTAGAATAAGCTATGTCAGAAACTTGTTTTAAACTTGTAACAGTGTTTAACAAAGATTTATTGGTTGTGTTTATATTAGAAACAACATCTTTAAATCCGCTTGCTGTGGCAGAATTTAATTTTTTTAATTGCTGTTGTGCAGTAAAAGTTTCTGTAATAAGAGAAGATATGCCTTGTGTAACATTATCAACCGACTTCTTGACAGAAAGCGATGCGGAATGAAGACTTGAAAATCCTGAAGAAACTCCTTTTAAAAAACCTTGCGCCGAAGTTCCTATTTTTTTAAAGGAAGCTTCCAGACTATCTCCGGAAGCTCCTAATGTTTTAAGAGATTTTTGAGCTTCTATAAAACCTGTGAGATTAAGTTTTAATTCTATAGCCATTACCTTCTCCCTCTGCGTGGTCGGCTTGGTGCGCTACTCTTCTTCGTTTCTTTTTTCTTCTTCTGTTTATCTTTTACATCTGTAAGATAAACATTATCTAACGCCTTTATCATTCTGAGATATGTTAATCGTTCTTCCAGATCCCATATCTCCATTAACTCTAAATAACACTTAATCTCACTTAATAGAATCGCACCAACCGACATCCCTACCGGTCTTGAACCACTGAGTACAGAAAAAGCTTGCCAGTAAGGAATGGAATCTTTGTACAACTCGACTTCTTCATCCAAAGCCGGAATATACTGCCCCTCAGCAGCAAGCTCTCTGAACCATTTAATATTATCTCCATAGCGCAGACTCCATTGGAGATACTCAGTTAGTTTTTTTCCGCGTCTTCGTCCTCTTCTTCGCGGAAATTTTCAATCGATGTGGCCATTTCCTGTACATAACGGAAAAAATCATTCATTGCCGTCATATATTCAATACCTTTATCAACTGAATATGCGACTTCAACTCCGTCTTCAACAATACCTTTCCAATCAAGCAGCAACGCTTCGGCTGCCGCACGAATTTGAAGCTCCTGAGCCTTCTCCTCGGAAATTGTACCTCTGCGAATAGCATTCTTATGAGGTTTGGACAGACGTTGAATCGTCTTGTTGTAATGAGGATTACCCATACGAGCAACTTTCATTGAAGCTCCTTCGCCCATATCAATCCATGTTCCCTCGCGTTCTTTTTCCTGATCCGTACCAAACAATTTCTTGAGTTCCATAACTTTTTACTTCCTTTCATTGTAATAAAATTAACAGTTAATTACACATCACTAACAGATAACAACTTAAATTTCCTCGAAATTATACTCATCGTCTTCTTCATCATCTTCCAAAGGAATGGGTTCGTCATCTTCCTCTTTTTCCTCTACATATTCGTCATCTTCCTCTTCAGGAACGGGAGGAGCAAGAACTTCATCAGCAACCGATTTGCATCCTTTGTAAGCTGCTATAGCTTCTCCACGAGTCATAAAGGCTTCGCCATTCTCAATCATGATTTCAGCGTCCAAATCTTCCATCATTTTCTTCTCAGGAGGATCTCCCGGTAAGAACACTTTATACATATTTTTTACCTCCTTCTTCTTATTATTAAAATGATCCATCAATGCTGTACGATTTCTACATTTACAATCTTTGCAAGGAGCGTTGAGATCTTCTCCCGGAGCAAATAAATAACCGCACGTAGCACACACGTATCTCATTATACGACCTTTCTATTTTTAATCAAAATCCAACCTTCTTACAGATCCTGATTAAAGAAATACAGGGAAGGAGGTTCAGGAAAACCTCCTTGTCGAGTGATCATCTCTATCCCTGTACTGTAAGTCATTAATTTAACTCACTATGCCGCCACACGAATAATTTGCAGAGTATAAAGCAACGTGGGGTCCATAATAGCCGTAAACGCGGTATTTTCCATGACATCACTATTTTTACCCGTCACATTAACTGTGTCAGTAGTGAATTTAACTTCAGGAAGGTCGAAAATATATGCATTACCCAAATTATCTTCAACTTTCCAACTCAAAGAAAATGCAGTGGCCGCGAGGAACAGATCATAATAGGTTTCATCATTGAAATACAGGTTGAAAGTTCCAGTAACAGAAACTTCACCAACACCCATATCGCAAAAACCAAGAGTGCCAATAGAAGACAAACCACGGACATTGTTGTTAAGATCCAAACCGATTTCCTGAATCAAACAACCTGTCACAACAGTTCCATTGATTCGAATCTGACCCACATTCGCAACAGCATTCATAACAGAAGTGGTAGCCGCCGCAGTGTTAGTTCCAGTACCAGTGGTAGCTTGGGCCAACGACACTTGTTTACCCATAAAACCAAAAGTTCCAGTGGCGATAGAATTGGCCGCAAAAGACATACTCATGGTATTGATAACCATACCCTCAAAAGAGAAATATTGAGTAATATCCGTATGAGCACGTTCAATCCAATACGAATTTTCCGTTACACCATTGCGGATACGTGCGCCTTTGATAGTAGCAGCATCAGTTTCATCCAGAACTTCAGTAGTCGTAATAGACTCAACAGTAATTACATTACCAGCCACCAAAGTTACATAATGGTAACCATCATCCGTAGCAGATCCGGTAAGCTCAATCCATTGACCAGTTGCAATATCATGAACAACCGCAGCGCCAAGGGTGATTGTATTACCAGCAGCATTCAAGGAAAAATCCAAAGTGCCGACAATTGTGCCTGAAGTGATAGTTTCGGCAATATTGAAAACGAAAGTTCCAACAGGAGCATCATCGAAAGTTTCGTCACCAACGGCCGCAGCAGTGGTAATTACGATAGTGGCACCAGTGGCTACGGAAATAATGGTGTAAGTACCATCATTACCAGCACCAGAACCCGATACTGTAAAAGTCTGCCCAGGAGCAGGATTCAAAGTGCCGAGAGCAACGAAAGCCGCATCAAACGTCCAAGTTCCTGCCAAAGCAACCAAAGCAACGGTCAAACCAGCAGTGGTAGTATAAGTCGCCTGATCAGGGGAACCAACACCATGCCATTCATCATCCCACAACGCTCCCTGCATGTAATTAGAAAGAACCGGATCATACTTCAACTCAAAATTAACATCCCCAGAAGCAGACGCTCCAGTCTGAATCAAGTCAGATACCTGACGATCAGAACGAATAGTATCCGAAGTGATGTTATCAATATTAAAACCAAGAGATTCGGAAGTAAAACCGAACTCGCGAAGAGCCGTGCCGGGATTCACTCCCCAAGCAACCTCTTCTACCACTGCCAAACTTGCTAAATTCGCACTACCAGCCATTGTTCAAATCCTCCTACAAAAAAATTAAAATATAAAAAAATAGCCGGAGTAGAACCACTCTACTACCGGCATTCAATCGATGCTCTATTGGAAAGAAGTATATAGTACTATTCAGAAAAAGTAAACTTTTTTATTTTCTTTTTCTCTTCTTTCCCAAATGCACGTACTTCTTTACAGCGAGGACATTTAACAAACAGTCTTATTACATTTCCTTCGCCTAGAAGTTTATTATAAACAGGACATCTGTATTTTTCGTTAAACTCGAAGTTGTGAGACAAGTGTGTCACCCCAGAAATGAAATTTCATAGAAATTTGGTAAAAATCATCCCAAACACCTAACTCTTTTTTCTCATAATTATTGAAAGTAACAGTGGTGATTTGTCTTGCAACAAAAATCTTGATAAGTTTATCGGCTAAAACTCTTCCCATTTTAGTTCCAGAACTTTCAGGAACATTGATAACTACATGAACAAAACCGGTTGTTCGCATACAAAGATCAGATCCAAGTGTAGCAGGTTCCGTAAAAACATCATTTACAAGAAATCTGATCCAGGTGGCTCTTGTATTAGGTGCGTATGGTCGATTCTCATAAGCTACAGGAGTAGCATTGGCCCATTGAGTATCAAAATAATTTACGATCTCTTCTCTGATGCTTGTTGTAGACACTTACTACCCCCTTCGACTTGAAGCGTTGAGCTTATTAACCAACTTATTCAAAGCATGAACCAATTCTTTTTCCATTACAATTGCTTGCCAAGACACCCAACCGGAATTCC